GTAGAATCCGATGCTAAAAAAACGCCTTGTGAACGTGAACCTTTAGAGCTATTGCATCGACGGCAGCAGGCAATCATATTTTCCAAGCTAATCGGGTCTCCTCCGGATTTGATACTTTGTACGTGGTCTACCGTATCTGCATCCTGACCGCAGTAGGCACACGTGTATCCATCACGAGCTAGGACTACGAGCCTTACCTTCTTGTATTTATTACTTACACGTGGATCCTGCCGACCTTTGACCATTAGTAATGACCAGTCCTTCTATGGTAATCCCACGCTTGGCACGGTGTCTTATGTCTATGAGCTATGTACTTAAGGCCAAGGTCAATCTGCTTAAACGGATCCTTCTCTTTCATCTTAAGTAGTTGAGGTATACCATATGCAGAACTATTAGGGTTATCAGCTCTTGGATTCCATAAACTCTCACGCATCCATAGCAGCTCCACACATCGATATTGTTTAGCATCGAGTAGCTTCATATGAGCATATAGTTTGTAGTTATTTACATCTCTTGGCGTGTTAATAGCTGAGGCATTAGGCATATTGACAAATAGCAATAGCCCGGCCAATAGCACCAAACTACGCCTGCGAGCTATCCGCCTCAGCGGCTCGCCTGCGAGTATGGAGCGTACTCCTATAGTCAAATAGGTTGCAAATATGTGGATAACTTGAGCGTATGCCCTGCGTGTCGTCCACAGATTATTAACACCTGTGGATAACTCCTGTGGATAACTATTGCTCATTGATAGCCCCAGCCCGTACCCTTAAATCGTATGCCCGGAGCGTGATACACCTGTCTCATAAGTAGGTTGCAGCAATACGGCGTAGTGTGCTCTGCTAGCTTCTCGGTTACTTCATACCTAATATTGCAGCTAATACATTCATACTCATATGTCGGCATCTTGAGCCTCCATTAAACACACGCCCATAATGCCGCATTTAGTACACTGCAACGTCTTAACGTGAGGCGGTAGGTTATCGGTAATGATGCGCTCGATCTGATCCGTAACTTTCTTACACTTACGGCACTCGTACTTATATGTAGTCATTAGGCCCTACACTCCGCGCATAACCATATTACGATTTCTTGGCCTACATCGCGTACTTGGAGCCCTCCTGAGCTTGATACCCAATTATGACACTGATCGCACTGATCCATCTTTACTACGGTCATATCGCCGTTATCGTGGATAGTAGTCGCAAAGCCGTCTTTAATAAATGTTAATTCTCCCATTACAATTTAACCGCCTTATCTATATGTAAAAGCGTTACCTCTTTATCAATGGCCGGAGCCTTATTAAAGGTGCTAGCCGGTAAACGCTTAGTAGTCCAGGTAACCGTAATTTTGCGTAGGTTAAACGCGTATATGCCCTTAGGCGTTGAGTTAATGTAAAACGGCGTAAAGCCTAGCTTGTCGGCTTGCTGCACAAGTGACTCATACTTATCCTTCTCAAGTATCAGCTCGTCGTAATGCGTGTGTCTGCATTTGAGCTCTATCTTAAGCCTATAGCCGTTACTGGTCGCATCGATGTACTCGAAAGCATCGCCTGACATCTCTAGATCCTCGAGGTATTTACCCTTGATGTAATCAAAGAGACTCTGCTCGGTCATACTTGAGGTTTCCATTTTCCGTCACTGCCCAATACGTGCCAATTCGGTGCACACTGAGTCGCCTTTGTGCGTTCGGTGCAGAAATAACCGCCCCAATTCTTAGGAGATCCAGCTGCGGCCTGTTTCCATATCATCGTACCGTGAGAGCAGCGAGGCGCAGCTGCTACTTGAGCACCGCCTAAACTCTGCTCGATCTCACCGATGGCACTGGCCATAGTAGGCATATCCTCGATTGCCGCCTTTTTGCTCCACGGATCCGGGTCTGCCGGTAGTGTCTCGACCTTTTGCATATCCTGCACCGTAGGCCTCGAGTTAAACTCTAGGCTTGGAGTTAATAGGCCTATAACTCGGCCGTAGCTGCTCGTAAGGGTATCCTCGATAAACCATTTTTTCATATTATTCGGATAGGTTGCCACGTTGCCAAACGCGTAATCGACGGCGCTCGGCTTTTCATCCTCATATTCACGATAAGCCTCAGCTCGTACGAGCACTGTCCCGGCCTGTATATCTAGGTGCTCGATAGTCGCGCATAACCTACCGCTTGGAAATTCTGCCCGAAATCTTTTAATGCGAGCGTTTACATCCTCATAGTTATCTAAGAATCCCATTAGATTAGCTCTCTATCTTTCAGAGCTTGAGCGATTGCACGCCCTCTTACAAAGCCCTCGCCGTGGCCTTGTCTCCAGCCTATCGAGTAACCAATTACCATAAACATAAAGCCCATACCGCACGCGGCTAGGCTTATTAAAATGTCTGCACTGTTCATATATCGCCCTTTGTTAAGGCCGATTAAGCTACTACCCGAGTAGCCCTCTCGGCGGTGTAATACCAGTATGAGGCTACCTACTGACAAAAGGCAATTATTTGGCTAGGCGTGTCTCTAATAATATCTCGTATATTTTGTCGATCTTGGCATCCATACGCTCCTGCCGTACCTCGATGTGATCGATACGGCCTCGTAGGTTATGCCCTCCATTACCGTCGGGCTTTAGCTCAGATAGGTAATACTTAACAAAGTGTCGGATAAGCCCAGCCCCCAGCCCCAAAATGGTAAAACTCCCCAAAGTTAAACCGACTACGAGCTGGGCTTGCTCCATTACTTCTTTACGCCAAACTGACCTTCGGACGGTTGAAGTGCCTTAAGTAATGGCCCGATTAGCCCAGCGATAAACGCGTTAGCTAATACTTTAGGGTCTGAAATCCCACTCATATAAAGCGCCGCCGCACTTGCTAGTGCTGCTCGCCCGTAAGATTTTGCGGCTGCGATTGCTTGCTCTTTCATTGTGTAGCTCCTTAGTGCCCTTAAGGATGTGTGATAACTATAAACCTAAACTAACGATTAACGCTTTAGCCTTGGCCGGTGACACTTCCACTTCCCAGTGCATTTCATCGGCTCGACTCTTAAAATCGCCGCCCCACTTGAGGCCGTATTTTTTAGATAGTGCCCGGATCATCGGCACCTTTTCAGCTGGGAATGTGCCCACTTTGCCGAGAGGATGTTTAGTCGCATTTAGATCAATGGCCGTTCCGGATGAGTGGCAGGATAGTTTTGTAGGGTTGCCTCTTACCATCCGATACGCGTACGCCCAGTCGTCAAACGTACCCTCATCGATCGGCTCGATTAGCTCGTGAAACTCCGCAGCAAAGGCGGCCAATAGGGGCCCAACACTATCGGCGCACCTTAGCTTACGATCCGTACCCTTTACCGGGTAGGACTTTATTTTTATCTCGTCCGGATCTTTAGAGGCCGGGTAGCCGTTATAACTAGTCTCCATTTATTACTATGTGCTCCTCATTAGAGCACTCCCATCCTTTTTGTGCATTGAGTAACAATTCATTATGCCCACATTGAGGCATAGGCGAAATAAACGCATCATCTATCGGGTCGTATGTGTATCCAATACCAGCATAGTTAAAGCGTATTCTGTTATTGTAAGAAGTACGCTTGCAAGTTTGACCTCTGTAATTGCCGTACCAAGTCTCAGGATCTAATCCTTCAATTAACTCTGTTTCGTCAATACCAGAAATAACTTCTGTAACAATGTTTGTTTCATCTAAGAATGCATAATGTGCCATTAGACAGTCACTGTTCCTGTTCCAGCAGTGAATGTGTAAATAGTATTTCCACCGCTTGAAGTCTTTGTGTATGTTAAACCAACACCAATGGATGTTAAATCTGCAAATGTATCTGCGTATCTTAGGATAACAATTCCGCTACCACCAGCACCACCATTTTGTGCGTTGCTAACTGCAGAACTACCGCCGCCTCCGCCGCCGCCAGTATTTACCGAACCTGCTGAACCTGCTGCTGGTGTGTTGGCACCACCATTACCACCACCACCTGAGCCACCTGTTCCTGGAGTTCCTGATAAATAAACTCCGCCGCCTCCGCCGCCAGCGTATGTAACTGATGAACCGCTGTAACTATTAGCAGTTCCATTACCACCGTTACCACCTGCAGTTGATGTGCCTGCAGCGCCGACAGCATTAGCTCCACCACCACCGCCACCACCAACATTAGTACCGCTAGTTGCGCCGTTACCACCTGCATTGCCTTGTCCAGATGTACCAGCTGCGCCTGTTAATTCTACTTCACCTGAGCCACCACCACCTGAGCCACCAGTTCCAGCAGCCTCAAATACGAATGCACCAGTTCTGTGTCCACCCTTACCACCACCAGTTGATGTTATAGAACTTAAAACAGAACTGCTGCCTTGTGTTGGAGATGTAACAGCTGTACCAGCTGCACCACCTGCACCAACAGTTACAGTGAATGATCCTGAAACTGCAAAAGATGTTGCAGTTCTAAAACCACCAGCGCCTGCTCCTCCGCCACCTGAGCCAGATGAACGACCGCCGCCGCCTCCGCCTGCTACAACAAGGTAATCAACAGAAGATGGTGCGCTTTTAGAAAGACGACTAGAGGCGATAATGCCGAGGATCGGGCTCATTAGCTAATATCACCGATAACGGTAAACGTGTTACTCGCGGTGCATATAATCGTACAAGCTGAGTAACGCGCTCTCAGCACCGGAGCCGTTGCCGTTGCACCTGTTGAGGTAATAGTTACGCCTGCACCTTGAGCAAAAGATGTAAGTCCCACGCCGATACTCTGTACGTTAATCTGCTCACCGGCTGCAAAAACGCTAGGCGGAATAGTTACTGTTATCGCTGAGGCATTAGATGTAGTAACTAATTTATTAGAGGCATCTGCCGCTACTAACGTATAGGTCGTACCTGTTTGTGCATTAAAAGTTAAAGTCGTTGCAGCTTTAGCATCAAGGCCGATAGTTACCGATCCCGAGGTACCGCCTCCGGTAATAGGGCTAGTTACGTTTACCGCCGTAATATCACCGGCTGCATCTGTAACCCAAATAAAATCCATATCGGTATTAGAGTTTTTGCTAAGTACCTGCCCAGTAGTGCCGCCCTTAAGATCGACGAGTGAGGCATCGATGGAGTCGCCTAAGGCCTCGATAGCCGTAGCTCCATCTTTTACTAAGTCGGTCGATGTAGGTACCGGCCAATTAAAATTAGGCGTTACTGTTGCCATTAGGTTAATCCTCCAAATGCGTTTTCCCACTCAAGTGTAGCGTTTACACCTGTCCAAATCAGGCTAGGCGGGCTAACCGTGTCCCATTGTGGCGCGACTAATGAGAAATCTGTAGGGCTCAGCGTGAGCGTTATGTCCACAAATTGAGGCGTGGCCCGGATAGCAAAGCCCTCTAAAAAGCCGTTAAAGGATCCGTTAAACATATTGATCGGTAGATCGTTAATAACAATAGGCTCACCAAAAAATACATTTATGAGCTTGTTTCGCTCTGCATCTGGCATATCTGAGTTATCAAGTCTAAAGGTAATAGCCTGTAGCTGCTCACGTGGGATAGCCCGGAGCCCTAGCTCGCGCTCCATTACATCCTCAACGTCTGACAAGTTATGCAGGTTAGAGCTTACGCTGCGCTGATAGCGCCCGTAGTTAGCGATAGAGGTAGCATCTAAAGCCGTTGCTTGATTATTGTAATTATTACCGTAGTTAAATACGAGCGAGTTACGAATCTTGCCTATTTGTAATATTGACTTAACGCTGGATGGGGTAGCGTAGTTAGCCGAGATACTCGTATAGCCATTAGCTGATAAGTAGGCCGTACGGTGATCTGCATCGGCGTAACAGACTCGCCCAGCCTTGTCCTCGTACATATTACCGAGCGCGCTTTGTGCTATCTGAGCGCATAGGTTATAGCTGCTAAAAGGATCTGCCGATCTGGCTATCATCTCGTAGAGTCCGGGCTGATCGATCTCGCCAAGTCCTACGTTTTCCGCATCGGCCCAAGTAGTCGTAGGGTTATAAACTGCCCACTGTAGAGCCGGTGCTACCTCAAACCACGAGTTAATAAGTAGCTCATTAAGTATGTCGTAAATCTGTGTGCCGTCCTCAGTTTTTGGCAAGGCATCCGGGAAAAGAGCTTTAGTCAATTTAGCCAAGGATCCTACGGCCAATATATTACCGATTGTTACAAAGCCTGTTTCCTCAGGCGAGCGTACGGATATGCCAAAATCCGATACTTCTCCACCAAACACGGGTACGTATACGCCGGCGCTATTCTTGAGCTCTAAGGTAAGGCTATCGGTTACATCAATATCAAAAGCCGTATTATCTATGTTTACAATTTCCATACGGGCATAGCCGGCGTTGCACTGCAGGTCGATATCATCGCGACCAGTGGCCATAGTCACGCTCAGGACATTATCGTAAATGGTAGTGCCTACGATAATTTTCCACTCGGGTAGCCAAGCGCTCACTCTACGTATACTCCAGAGCCGCGATTAGTTGAGGTGCCACGATATCCGGATTGGTTAAGGATATCCTCGAAAGTTCTAGCTAGTGCCTCGGGATCTGTACCGTAGCCCGCGTTAATTGTTATGTCGTACTGAGCCGCCGCTTGAGCTGCATAACGTGCGCCGCTGCTCGCAGCTGAAAGGCTTAGGCCGGAGGCTAAACCCTGCATCAATGAGCCTTGAGCCGTTGGATCGCTAAGCGATATTTTAGCTAGGGATGCTGCGTACTCCTGCTCAGCTCGAGCTTGGTAGTTAGACCCTCGTACCGCGCTAGGTAAATCTGCACCCGCATTTAATGCCGTTACTAATTGCTCATTATATGAATTGCTAGGGAGCATTTTATCTATTAACTTAAAAATGGTTGGATTATTAAGTGTAAAATCTGTCGTATTTTTTGGAATTGTATAAACCGGAGCATCGGTAGCACCCGGAGTTGCGGCAGACCCGGTACCGATTTTGCCTAAAGCCGCCGCGTACTCTTGGAGAGCCTTAAGTCGAGCATCGTCGGCCGCCTTTTGTGCCTTGGCTACGCGGTCGATCATCGATAACTCGGCGGACTCACGTAGTAGAGCTGCAGTATTAGCCGCGCTCGTAGTCTTACTAATAGAGGCCAAACGTGCTATCTCGGTTAGTTGGATCTGTACGCGCTCGCTATATGACTCTTTAGCGGCTAACTGTCCAGCTGCGACTATGGCGGCGTTATATTTTTTAAACGCCTCCTCACGTGCTAGTTCTTTATCGCCCTCGGCCATTTTAGATTTATCAATAGCAGAAAGTTCAGCTAGTAGCTGAGTGTTAATATCTAGCAGCGTAGCCTCGCTGATCTGTTTAATACCGGCTAACTTTTCTAGGTCTGCATTTTTTTGGAAAGCCGCTAGCTCGCCTATTTTCTTAAGGGCTAACTCGCCGTTATCCTCCTCGATAGCCTGTAAAGCCTCAAGGCGTAGTTTAGTCTCTTTATCATAGGTAGCCTTAAGAGCTGCAGCTAGTGAAATACGAGTAGTATCAAAAACCGCAGCGGCCTTAGTTAAGGCCAATTTATTCTTTTCTACGATTGCTTGCTTTTTTAATAAAGCTAATCTTTCTTTCTCACGCTTAGCGGCTGCAGCTGCAGCTGCGGCTCTAGCCTTGTCTGCCTTTACTTGTGCATCGGTAGCACCTGATACCGTCATAGGTGTAGTAAACGGCTTAGGTTTTAGCCTATCGTCCGTGCCTAAATCTTTTATCCACTTAAGATAAGAAATGTTATAAACATATTCCCAATCTTTACTATCAAAGCCCGGAATGATTTTCAATTTGTCGGCTAATATTCCAATACCACGGATAACATCGGCCGTACTTAAAGCCGCTTTTTCCATATTGGCAGCTAAGTTAGCTACGGAAGTATCCTCGCCCAAACCGGATAAAGCATCGACTAAACCTTTACCTATAATTTCCTGAGCGTTGCCTGCGGCTTCTCTGAGTACACGCATCTTACCGGCGTAAGTCTCAAGCTCGGCCGTAGCTGATCCGGCGAAAGTTTTAGTTAATAATGTAACTGCATCATTAAAATCTAAAGTCTTTAACTCTGACTGTGTAAGGCCTAGGTTATATTTTCTAAGGCCTTTAGTGTTGCCCACGTATAGCGCTGCGAGATCCTGATTTACGGTTAATAAATCTTGGCCCGATCCAGCGGCCACGTCTAGCGAAAGGTTTAATAGATCCTGAGCTTTAGCCGTATCACCGGTTGCGGTTACGAGTTTCTGAAAAGCCTCGCGTAATACTTCTCCCTCATAGCCAAACTTGGCCGATATGTCGCCGAGTTTCTTTTCGATAATATCCGTATCAAAAGATAGCCCTAGATTTTTTAATACTGTCTCGAGGCGCTTGGCTGACTTCTCGTTTTCTGCAAAAGCCTTAACGGCATTTTTACCGTAGGCCAACATAGCCGCAGCGCCAAAAGTAACGCCTAGAGTTTTAGCTACGTTTTTAATGCCTTTCTCAAAGCTGCCTAATTGCTTTTGGCCTTTGCCTAGGGCTTTACCGTCCCACGTGGATACGGCGCTTACGACGAGACTAGGTAAGTTTCTCATTATGCCGCCTTAGCGTATCGGCCTTGATTAAAAGCGTTTACGGTATTTTCTATAGCTTTAATTACCGAGCCTTGTACTTTGCCTTGATCCTCTGCCCAAGCTCTAAAGATCATACGGCCACGGTTTTCGCGACCATCGCCATATAGAGGCCCCATACGACTAACAAAATTAGCACCGGCGTTAGGGTTATTAGATTTACTTTTAGGCGATCCTCCGGGATTAGTACGGCCGGCGGTTTCATAGATTGCTCCTGAGGCGGATTTATTAGCGATGTAGTACATAGCTCTAAAACCGTTTTTATTACGCTCACTTGGAGCAGCTGAGTAATAGATACCTTTACGAGCTGCCTCAGCATCATAAAAAGGAAAACGGCGTAGCTTACCCTCACTATTAAAAGTTCTAAACGCAGAATTACGGGCCGTAATCTTTTTGCCTTGAGTACCCTCGTCCCAGTTATAAAGGCCACCCGGCGCGGACGATGGCGCATAGCCTCGAGCCTTATCCCGTATCGGGATCATAATGCCTTTAATCTCTTTATTCATTTCTTTTAATAGCTCGGGATCTATTTTACGGATCGCGCGTAGAGTCTCTTTATACCCGTCTAGTTTTACGGACATTTTTAGACTCCTCCGCTTGCTCGTTTAATACTCTGACTAACATCTTAAACATCTCAGTATCGAGATCGAGTACCGCTTGAGGCGGGATCCCTAACCGTATTGATAGTTGCGCTACCAAGTGAGTTAGAGAATCCCGCCCTAGCTTAAAGGCTCGTCGTCTAATACCTCGACTCGAGTTAATGTATCTAAAAACTCAGGGCCAAAACTTTTTACCGTTTCGCCGCTTGTCCTAATACATTCCCAAGCTAACCAAAATAAATCGGTCTGCTTTTCGTCGTCACGAAAGGCTTTATGAAAACCTTTCTTTGCGTAGAGCTCAAAGGCATACTCGATACGTGGAGTAATTTGGTGCTCTGTTACATCCCCGGTAGCCCTTGTTATTTTAAGTCGTGCCATTTGATTGCCCCTTTGTTAGTTGGTTATGGTGTGGTGTCTACGACGATTACAGAATTACAAGTAAATGTAATCGATTGTGTACTGATGTCCCCGACGGCACCGTTAATGTCGGTGGTGTTGTTCACAAGCACCGTAGTTTGGTACTCAGGATTGGTTGGTGAAACAACCGCGCTAGTCTGCTTAAGTGTTAGAGGCACTGTAGTACCCCAGGCTGCCTGCAAAGTCTGTAGGACTTCACCGGTAGCAGTATCGTTTAGGAAGTCTAGAGTTACTGTTGAAGTTTCTAGGCCTTTTGTAAAACGTCTCGCGTTATCGCCCATCGCAGAAATTTCCAATTCTTCGAATACGCGGTTAATCGTGGCTGACGTTACGTGATCTGAGAGGTCTACCGAGTTAAGGGTTACGACCACTCCATTTGATAAGAATATGGCCATTAGCCTATTCCTCGCTCTCTGTAGTAGGTGTTGGTGTTGGCTTTGCTTTTGCTACTTTGACCGGTTCAGGCTCGTCTACGATCTGCCCAATCTTTCGCAAAAACTTTAGGTCATCCTCTGTATATGGCATTTGTTACTCCCAGCTCGATAGTACGGATATATTTAGATCGACTGTCAAAAGGTCGCCGCTTTGTACGGATAAAATTGTAGGTGCACTAACGCTTCCTATGTTCATCACGATACTAGAGTCCGCTAATTTTTTTACTACGGCGCATACTAAAGTTTCGATACCGTTAAGGTTCCCGTGATTATCCAGCATCGGTACATTACAAATAATGCGAAAGTTCGCCATAGGTGAAATGCCTATGTACTCGTTATTACTTGGAGTCAAATACGGCTCGGCCGGAGATACGATAACCGAGTTGGCGATTATTGTAGGCGGCGGAAAACTAAAGGTACTGTAACTATTAGGAGCATCGATAGCAGCTGCAATAGCTGCACGTAAAGTAGTAATAGGTGCAGGCATAACTAGCCGACCATACTATTTGGGTTTGTGTATCCGGCGATGAGCCCTCGGATTTTGCCGATCATCGAATTTCCGAGGCGGTAGGGGCTCGGGCTAAATCCGTCGATAGATACGCCGCCGGTCTGTGAGACTTGGCGAGCTTGGAAAATGTCAGTGGCCAAAATCATCGCAGCCTCGCGTACGGCTGGGGTAGTGGCATATGAGTTAGTTTTTGTATCTGCTCCTACTGCTGATCCGTAAGGGAGTACGCGCTGAAAATTAACGTTAGCGGCTACCTTTGTAAATTGAATAAAGCTATAACCTGCCGGCCAATTCCACGCCTGAGTATTCCAAGCGATAGACGGTAGCAGCGTAGAGGTGCCGCTAGTCCAAGGCAAAGTACCGGTGATCGTATAGGTACCGTTAAAGGTTGAGCCGCATCCACTCAAGGTTACAGACTGGCCGGTACTAAAGATTGCAGGGTTAGCGATCATCGCGGTAGCAATATTATTTTGTAGCGTAACTCCGACTACCGGAGCTGAGTCAAACCATAAAAATTGGTTGAGGATATCTTGAGCAGTTTGGCAGCAGGTTTCTACGATATCTGAGCTATATAAAGCCTCGATGCCAAGATTGGCTCGCAGCTCTGCCTCGGTTACGTATGTTGCCGGCACTGTCATCTCCTCACTTAAAAAGGGCCGGTAGGGCTCAAAGGGCTAAGAGCCCTACCGACTATTAGTTTTTGCTTATGCCTTCGCAAACTTGATAATACCGTTAGGCATCTTTGCGATAGTTGCCATAAATCCGTAGATCGCTACCTGTACTTGTAGGTTTGATACTACGTTTACTGACATATAAGCCTGTGGGCTACGGTAAACAGTAAATGCCTCAGGTGCCAAAATGATCGCTGAGTTATCATCGACTGTAGTCTCTGTAAAGTTCTTGTCTACGTATAGATCAAGTCCTAGTACGTTACCGCGGATAGAGCTAGGAGATACCTGTCCTGCGGCGTTCATAGGTTGGATAGCGTTATAAATTGGTCGCTTTGTGGTATCGGTTGCGCCCATTAGCAGCTGCCATTGTGCAGCGTTACCGATGTAGTTCTGAGCAAAATAGCCTGTGTTCTTGTAAACAAGAGCTGCAGCCTGTGATGCGTAAGAAATAATGCCGTCGCTATCTGCCGTTACTGCAGTACCCGGATTAGTACCAGCTGCAAGTAGAGCGTTAAGGACTGCAGTATCTGTTGTAGTTAGATACGCGTTCTGAAGTTGCTGAGTCAATTCCGCATAAAAGTTTGGATCTGATCTCTCGAGAAGTTCGATCGAGATCGTACCCATTCCTGAGTACTTCTGAACAGTTCCAGTTAAATATGCAGTCTGCATATCTGTATTAGATACTGCTCCATTTTCTGCCTCTACTGTAACAGTAGGTGCTACACCCGTACCGCCGCCTGCAGCAGTAACAAGTGATGGCACGTTAATAGTCATACCGCTATTAGGTAGTACGCCTTGTGAACAAGCATCAATAGCAGGAGTACCAAAACGAGTATTAGTTACAAATTCTTGTAGGTACTGAGTTGGATTAAATGCAGGGTTAGTAGAGAAATCATCTGCCGCAGTTACATATAGCTTTGATTCATCGCTACCTAGTGCAGCCTTAATCTTGTGCTCTGTGTATGTTGCCATAGAGACGATTGGAGTGCGTAGGCGCTGAGAATCTAGTACTGAGGGACGGATAATCTTACGAGCAGCCTCGACCTTTTCAGCCTCGGCCGGTGTATCTACCGGGGTTTCCTCCGGTGTATTTTCAGGGGCAGTGGTCACGGCCTCCTCCATTTCTGTTTCGGTTTCTTTTTCGATCTCTACGATAGTCGTAGAAATAGTAGTAGTTTTTTCTTTTGTGCTAGTTGCAGCTTCGATAGCAGCTCGCGCCGCCATAATTTCATCGACGGATGCGCTAGAAAATGCGGCGCTCTCGACGAGCGACACTTCCTTGAGGACGGCAGCCGTGACAAGCAAGTAATCACCCATCGGCTTCGAGGCGGTTACATCCACCCCAACGGATAGGCCGGATACGAGATTTTCTTGCGCTAATACGAGTGCATCTTGTCCTCGAGTGCTACTCGAAAGCTTAAAGGATCCGTATACGCCCTCTGTAGAATCGCTAAATGAAATAGCGCGACCTACTGGCTTATCTTGTTGATGCTGCGATAGTAATTTAATTTTTCCTGCATCCGGGATAGCAATACTGCCGCGCTCGAACATTACGCGGCCTGCGCTTGTGTGGCCGATCTCGCCATATGGTGCAACGAGTCCGGATACGATACGGCGCTCTGTATCGGCGGCTTGGATTTCTTGACTAAACGTTAGTAGCACTTGCATCTCCTAGCGGGGTTAGTTGTTCCATTTGTCGAGCTTGGTCTACGTTAATTAAATCTAGATTTAACATCTTTTCGATAATATCTAAACGATCTTTAGCATCGACTCGTAAAAACGTGTCGTCTACCGCAAAACGCACCTGATTTTGGCTATTTGTTATGTCATTCATTGAGAGCCTGTCCTCAATAGCTGAGATATAAGGCTGCAAAGAATAAGCTACAAACTCTTTACGACCGTCTAGAATATTTTGGTACGTCATCGAGTTATTCATATCCGCGCTAATTAGGTAACTCGGGACGTTCATCGCGCGGCTAATTTCGGTAGCGAGGTACTGGGAAAATTCCGCGTACGCCATATCCTTCGGTGAAAATGAAGTAGGAACATACTCGAGAGTGCTCGTTAAGTATGCAGTACTGCGATTTTGTCTAGCGCTCTTAAAAGCTGCAAGTAAACCTTGTACTTGTGCCTCCGGTAAATCTGCACCGTTATTTTTTAGGATACCTGTAGGCATTGGTGTAGCAGCGCTAACTGCTGCAGCTTTTTGTACATCGTATGCAGCTTTGATAGTAGTACCAGCGCTTTGTAATACTCCAGGTATTAACGATTGGAAAGTTACAAGCGATCCAATACCGGCCATAGGTACAAGGTTGCCGTCTACAAAATAATCTTTAATCTCTGTACCGTATTGGTTTGTAGTGTATGTAACGCGGTTATTCGCTACCCACTCAAAGCCGCTAGGCCTGCCGTCGTCCGCATATAATGAGGTCACTCTCCAGTATGCAACCGAATAAAAAATTAGTGAGTCTACGGTAGCGCTAATAGTTACGCTTCGAGGTTGGCGAATATCGGGTTGCTCTAACCAAACCGGGGAGCCTAATTTTTCACCTGTAGTTTTTTTGTATAGCGCTAAATCAATAGAGCTAATAACTCCGGCAATTAAATTACGGCATCGTGCAACGCTTGCTACCTGTAAAGCAAAATTACGATCAATGCCTAAACCGTTATATCCAAAAGCGCTATTAGTATTAAAGGATCCGTAACCGTATGTAGTATCCATAACGGCCGGTGCATACTGAGCCTCGATGGCAGGCTTAGTAGAGCTCTTAAGTCCTAGAGTTTGCAGTAATCCCATAACTCCCATTTTCCCATAATGTCAAGCATAAGTACGTTTATACTTAGCGTGTCTATACGTAAACTTTAGCCTCGCCTATTGGTTGAGTAAGTACGTGTACGACCATACTAAGGCCAATCGCAATATCGACCGGCCCGGCGGATTTCCTCCGGATGATTCTCCAACTCGCATCCGATTCTTTTGCCGCGCAGTTGGCCATAGAGGTAACGAGTGATTCTTGGCCCGAGTGCACAAGCCTTTTGTTAGCCAAACTTTCGTAGAGGTCGCCTGAGGCCTGATACCCTTTTTGCCCTGATACGTCAGTTATCTGTATGCCGTTTACTTCGAGGCGCTTGGCAATAGAGGCAGTGGTGTACTTGTCGTAGCAGACTTGGCGAGGGTAATAAACCTTGGCCCATTTGGCTATAGCGTTAGCTACAAAGAGCTCATCAATAGATACGTCTGAGTGGAATACCTCTAGCACTGCTACGCCTATACGACCATCGGCGAGGACTTGGCCCATCACAAGCGAACCGTCTCTGCGACTCGGTGCCACGTCAAAGGCAAAAACGGTAAGAGGCCCGGGTACAAGTTTGAGGTCTTTATCGCCTGCATCCTCGACCGACATATAAGGCCAAGGTGAGGCAGTACTCGAAATCCACTGGCAAAGCATTTCGGTTTTTGTAGTTTCAATAGGTTGAGTACTTACCGCCTCAGCTAAAACGCTCTCGTCGAATAGGTACCCGAGGGCCGGATTCGCAAAGGCCCAAGCTTTACGATCTGTTATAGCTGCAAAAGAGGGAGCCGAGTACTCGTAAAATCCAAACGTCTCCGGAGGGTTCGACATAGCTCTTTCGCGTAGGTCGTTAAGCACTGTACTAAAGGCATCTCCAGCGTTTGACGTGTACAGAGCTTGGCTATTGATTTTTGCACGCGTGGTCGGGGTCGCGGCGCGATAGCCCTCCTCGCTGATCTCACGTAATTCATCAATGTATAAAAACGATGCGCTACGGCCTCTACTGCCGTCTCTAGTAGCTGCGACCACGTCTAGGCGGTGCCCATTCTTAAGCTCGATAGACTCGGTGCCATTGGCGTACCGGATCTGTTTGACCTGTCGGCTTAGTTCAGCTGACCCCTCGATGGCGTAGGCCACTTGCCTAAAGGTGTCTAAAGCCATTGATCTATTTGAGCTCATAATTAACACGTTAGGACTATCGAATAGAAACATATGCCCGAGCATCATCATACGCGCGAGGTGAGTCTTACCCTGTTGCCTACTTGTAAGTAACAAATTACTACGCCGCCTGAACATCCCGGCATCATCCACGGCGGTCATATCTGAAATACAAAAGCGTTGCCACGGCAAAAGAGGCAGGCCAATACTTTCTGCTAAGTCTGCAATCTCTTGGCCACGATTAGGGCCCTCGAGGTAGGGACTATGTAAGCGAGGCTCAGTAGCCCCCTTAGGGCCCGGTATGACCTGTTGCATATATTTACTAATCCTGACTGATCTGGCCTACACAGGGCCCGGCTGGGACTGTACTGGTCGTTTTCGGGGAGGTATTGCCTCG